AAAGCGGTAGCATCGAATGCATCATTTGTCATGTTATCTAATTGTTCTTGTAGATCATATAACATATCGTATATTTCAGCCATTTGTCTATTGATTGGATCAAAATCACCTGGAGTTAAATTACCGATTTCGTCTGCTTCTTTAATAGTCTTTTTACCTGTAGCTATACCGAATAGATATGTTCCTTCTTTTAACAGATCGGTATCATTTGATTTTGGCTTGCCGGCAAATAGTTGATTGTATTTTTTCTTTAAATCGCTCATTGTATTCCTAGATTATTTATTAGAATGGTAGTTCGGATGGCTTATTAGCAAACGGATCCGGAATAAATCCAGCACTCGGTGTGCCAATTGGATTATTAGGACCATGTAAACTTTTATTTGCAGCTGCTTCTAAACTATCATAAGCGGTACCAGTTTTTACCGGATTACCTAGTTGCATGTTAACTAACGGATTTGCATTTGGGCCAGTGGTAAAACCAGTACCCGTTGCTCCCGGATTGTTTGGGCCATACTGTGATGTATGTGCTAAATCTAATAGTGGCATATTAAAACTCCATTATAATTTCTTGAATCATTTTACTAATATTTTCGTATTTGTCTGTCATAACACGTTTAACAGATTCGTTAACAGGTGATAAGAAAGCTCCTTGTGTCGATGGATTACTTACAAAATCAAATGCAATTAATTCAAAGTCAGGCTGTACTTCCAATGCACTATTACCTTCACGCATCACTTCTTTAACAGAACCCAATCCACGTGAACTAATACCTAATTTAATTCCCGATTGGAAAAGTGCTTTAAGTATGTTTCCTGATGGCGTAGGTAAAATTTCTACTTTGCCAACCAAATCATCGCCTTGCCAGTCCATTGCTAAAATATTATGACTAACGTTATTTAAGTTAACAACAGATGAATCTGGGTGATCTAATTCTCCCAAAGCTCTACGTTCGGCAATAAACGTGCCGGCATATTTTTGTGACTCACGCATTAACAAATTCTTCGGATAAACACGGCCGTTTTGATTTTTAGCATCAGCGCGCTGTAGTGTACCGGTAACGATTAATTTACCGTTATTCTGTGTCATCGATTCGCTAATTTGTTGAGGCGATACTTCAAATAAAGTATAGTCAATTAAAAGTTGCTTGTTCATATTATCCTTTCATGTATAAGCCAGAATTTATAAAATCCTGTTCTTGTTGCCAACGTTTGCGTTCATCATTATATTTACGCTTAGCTTCATTTAAAGTTAGTTTAGCATTTTCAGGAGCTTTAACAAACTGTTGCCATGTTCTATTCGGTACCATATTATTTAGATAGTTCTTTAAGTTTATTTGATATACGTACAATACGTTCGTTTATTTTACCAATACGCCCGCTCGTCTTTTTCCAGAACTGACCTGAATTAACACCCATTTCTGTTTTAAGACGCAGGTTGTTATGTATAATCTTTTCAATCTCAGCTAACATGGCATTTACTTCTTGTATACCTTTGTTAACTTTATGCGATGGGGAAGCTGTTTCGTCTTTTTTATAATCACGATATGATACTGCTTCGTCAACACTATAGTTAGATGGTGATTTATAATTAACACTCTTATGTAAAAAGCCTTTACGTTTAAGTGCTTCAAACATCGCCATAATTGCGTCTGATGTTGGATATCCGTATCTATCTGCTATTTTATCAACAAATGCCGTAACCATTTTATCTAATTCGGGATTAGCAGCTTCATTTAATTCAGAATTAACGCCGTACATTTCTGCCATCATTGATTTATATGATGACTTACTCTCCATGCGTTTTGTACGACCCATTGGCTTAAATATACGATTAGTTTCTTTAACCCTTTCCATACCGCCTTGTGTATAAGTATCTTCATCGGCATCGCCAAAAGCTTTTGGTGTCATATATCCAGGAACACCTGCAGTAGTTGACATTTCATCTAAGCCTTTGTGATTTAATAAATCAATGTTATTGTCTAATAGTATATCTGATAACATCTGCATTATATCTTCATCATCAGTAGCAAATACATTCGTACCATACGGCTTAAGTGTTTTGTTACGAAGAGCTTTTGACAGCATCGGAACGTCTTTAATTGCCTCAACTGCTTTACGTGCATCACGAACTGCTATTTCAACGTAGTATGGTTCATCGATGCCTAAAGCATTTTCATCCATCTTAGCTACCATACCTTGACGCTTATATAGGTAACTATCTGTTTTATCAGTGTCACCGTCATTATCCATATCTTTATCTTCTAGCTCATCCCATCCGTCTTCCGCTTCTTTATCAGAAACACGATCGACACCTTCTGCCATTCGCTTTTTAAAGTTATTGGTAATATCATTTAATAGACTCATTAGATTCCTTGTCTTTTTAGTACATAGATAACGCTGTTAGTACCACCCGATATCCTTGCTAGCGATAAATCATAAATAACACCAGCTGATAAATCTCCTAACGGTATTTGGCCTCCAGCAGATAAACTAGCAGTAGCTCCACCAACTGTTTTAATTATAACAGAACCGTAGCCGTAATTCGAACCCGTTAATTCTAATTGACCACCGGTATATGCTAATGATGTTACATACTTGCCAGGATGTCCTAGACGATCAAATTGATCACTTCCTTGTCCTGTCAGTGTATATGTATATGGTCCTTGTTCTGGCATTATTTTCCTTTAATCTTTTTAAGTTCTGATACTAATTCGTAGTAACGAAGCATTGTAAGAACATCCTTGTCCTCTACAATATGCTTTTTAGTTATTGCGTTTAATAAATTAGCTACTTCATCAATTTTTATTTTTAAAATCTTACTAGGAATGGATGTCTTTAAAGATTTTAATTGATCACGCAATACTAATGCTTCTTTAACAATATACTCTCGTAATGATGTAGATGTAGCTACGCCGTTAATATACTGACGCAATAAATTCTTTTGTTCCGTTGTTAATGAAGAAGAATACTTTTCATTAAAACGATCTACTATAATTTTAGATGCTAACACTCTAACATCTTTGTTTTCTGTAGCTAATAATGGTACCGCAGTTTCTGTCTTTGCATTGGTCGTACAAATATGTTCAACTATTTGAAACTTGGTATTGATATATTCTTTAGGATCATCGGCTTCTGCAAATTCAAATAATTTATAAATACTAGCATGTAATTTATAATTCACTACACGAGCTTTAAAAAAGTCTTCGATGTTATATGAATTGCGTATTTCTTTGATCAGATTATATTTTTCACGTTTAAGTTGTGATTCACTAATAGCTTTTTTGCTACGAATAACAGCATCGAGAAAACGTTCTGCTTTAGTTTCAGCATTAAATTTCTCCTCATGCAATGCGCGATATAATTTAAGCTCTTTATTTAACTCAGAGTCTTTATTAAAGTTTCGTTTGATTATTTGTAGAGCTTTTGACTGCTTGTTATTCATAGTGTCGGCAGCTACTTGTCGTACGAGTAACTCGAAAATTAAACCTGTATTCTTTACTTTTGAATGTTTAATTCTACTCATATTTGTTTCGTCCTTTTACGTGCTTTTTTAATAAATATTACGCATATGTTAATTTAATCGTTTGATGGAAGTAATTGTGACTCATCTAACATGGTACCAGAATCTGGATCTTTTGGTTGATCCGTAGATAATGACTCTTGTAATACGGTTGGTGTTTTAAACTTACTGTTTAACGTATTAATTAACTGTTTAGTTTCTTTACGTTCTGTATTTAATGGCGAGCCGCCTCTCGGTTTAGATTGTAAAGGCGACTTATCAGTTGAAAATGTAGCTGATAATTCTTTTGCTCCTAACGGATCGCGGCCATGCGGACTACGATGTTTGCCCCATGAACTTAAATCCTTAGGACGGCCCGGGCCAGCTACATGTTCTTGTTCCATACCGGGTAACAATTCACCTCTCGTAGCCACGTGCATCGATGCAATATCATGCGGCGTACCAAAACTCATATTTGTTTTTTTAGGGTCATTACCTTCAGACTTAATTTGCTCTCTACGGAACTGTGTTTTAAGATCTTCAAGTACTTGTTCTTGTTCCGTTTGCCATTCATTTTCTGACATATGGAATATGTTTTCATAGATCCACTTTTCGGAAAACATGTTAGACTCACGAAGTGCCGATGCTAATTCCATTTTACTAGTAAGCGTTTCTATTTGTTGCTTTTCGTAAATAAGTGATGGATTAGTTAGTGTTAATGAAAAATCAATCAACTCCTCATCACGGAATCCTTGTGCATATAAATGTATTATAGCAACTTTAGTTAATTCCGATACAAAGATCTTTTGTATACGTTCAATGGTTCTAGCAAAACGTACATCTTCTGCCGCTAATGTAGACTTACCTTCTACACCTTCATCATATCCAAGAAAGGCTTTTGGTATTTTTAATGCGGCATGCATTTTATTACGAAGGTATTCAATATCTTCAATCTGTCCTTCGTTAGTTAATCCTGCCAATGTATCAATCGTTGTACCCGACTCACTACCGCGTACTGGAAGATAGAAGTCTTCCATCATGTTTAACATATTGAACTTAAGGTTATACTCACCTGTTTGTTCATTCATATATGGCACCTTTTTCATTTTACCAATGATTTGGTTCATATATGCATCTACCTCATGAGGCGGAATATTACCTACGTCTATTTTAAAAACACGACGTTCTGGTGCACGCATTATACGTTGTATTAACATTGCATCTTCCATCAATGTTAATTGTTTAAAAATCTTACGTGCCGATTCTAACATTGATTTACCGTACGGCAAAAAGTTAGTATCTGATATTAAACGAAAGTGAGCAATTTGATAGCTTTCAAATTCTCTACGATTTGCTCTACTATCAAAATTAGCATATGTACCATTAACACCTTCAATAGTAAAACGATATGCATATGGCTGTTCTGGATCATAACCATCTTCGCGACGTACTTCGTATGCAGAGAGTGGTGTAACATTGATAATACCCAATTCATCTTCTATATCTAAGTATAAAAAGAAGTCTCCATATTTACATGCGTTACGTATCCATGGCCATAAATTGTAGTCAACGTTTAAGATGTCATAGAATAAGTTATGTAAAACTTTACGAACCTCATCGTTCGGCGTCGATATTGTTAATGTATCTCCGTCCGCATCTTTAACAGTTGATTCGTCGGCATAAATATCTAATGCCGATGCTAGGATTGGATCCATATCCATTGCTTCATAATCCGAAAACAATTCTGTTTTAGATTGATGAAAATTATACGTTTGATTATAAGTTGCATATCCGGATTGACCTCTATGCAATCCCGTAAATCTATCGATATAACTATTGCTAGATAAAGATCCGTTTGATTGTAGTCTGTTAGTATCAATTGCTTTTAATTGATTCTTAGCAATACGTCGTACAACAACGTTTGTTGAAAATAAACGCTTTAACCTAGCCTGTAGTGTTGTATTTGCCATATAATAATTTATTAATAAATATTAGCGTAACCAGTCCAAACTCTCTTGTCCGCCTGGCGTTTTCCATGTCCATGAGTCGTGTTGCGTAGGATTAATAGTATAAACACCCTGACCATTACCTTTACTAAAGTTATTTAAGGCCTTACGAGATAAATCCATACCTTGTTGTTTTAAACGAAGTGCCGTATCTCGAATCCATAACGCAATTGCAAAAGACATAACCAAGTCATCGTTATAACCACGTTGTGCTTCTGCTCTAGACCCGTTCCAAATAAACATAAATAGTTCTGATGTCAAACGCTTACTTTTAATGATAGGCGTCTTTTCACGCATATATGTTTCTAGTTTAGAAATAGCTAACGGACGCGTTTTACTAGTAGTAGAAAACCCCGGAACCATGTCTGATTTGTTTTTTAAATCAAAGCCTTTGGCCAGATGTATATTCTCATCTACATATGCATCTTGTCGAAATGAATAGTATAGATTACTATAATTACGATCAATAGCTACTTGTATAACTGCCCAACCTATATTAGCATTTTCAATTACTAACAATGCGTTATTATAATCAGTTGCCACAGATACTAACATATTGCCGTATTCGGTAGTACCAATTTTTCCTCTATATTCAGCAACTTGTTCTAGACTATCAATATCAATAACATGGAATGCAGAGTTATCGCCACCATCGCCACGTGCAACGTCAGCTACTACTGCATAATTTTTACTATAATCTGGATAAGACCAAATCCAATAATTGCTATCAAATCCTCGTTTTTCTATTGGATCCGTTACATATGTTTGATCGTACCATTGAATAATAGGACCGTCAACAACAGTATGTCCAGATGCAATAAAGTCACAGTCACATTCTTGTGCAGCTCCCTTTTCGCCTAGCGCCGCTGTTTGTTCTTCGCGCCAAGTTTCATCACGATCTGGATGCACGGTCCAATGTAATTTGATTGGGTGAAAATGTCCACCTTCTTCTGCATCGACCCATGTCTGATGAAACCAATTACCAGTACCATTAGGTGTTGAGAGTGCAATACAACCACCACCCGTTGCTAATGTTTGTTGTGCTGATTTCCATAACTCGTCAATATTACGTATAAATGCAGCCTCATCAATAATAAGTAATGAAAGTGCTTCAGAACGTCCTGATGTACCTGCACTAGAAACAGCTTTAATTTGTGAGCCGTTTTTAAATCGAAGTGATAATTTATTATCTTCAATTGTCTTACCCTTTAGCCAAACCGGTAAGTTTTCATGCATTACACGTACCTTAGTAACTAAGTTTTTAGCTACATCTTGTGTAGTAGCAATTACAAGTATATTAAAGTCTTGTTTGAATAGCATGCACCATAAAGCAAAACCGGCAGATAGGGTCGATATACCTAACTGCCGCGACTTTAAAATAATACTATATCTATTGTTTTGTAAATCCTTTAACACCTCTTCTTGAAACGGATATAAATGAAAGTAAATTTTACCTTTCTTAGGGTGTTGAATAATACAATATTTTTTCATGAAGTGTACCGGGTCAGTAGCACAACGTTTGTATTCATCCGCTATTATTTCTTTTAGTGACTTTTGAGCCATATAACCTTTATTATTGTTATAGCAGTACTATTAACGTAACAATAACAAGTATAGCCGAACCTTCGCCTACAGCAATGTTACGCCAACGCTTTTTGCGACGTTCTTCTTTATTAGCTTTATATTCAGCATCTAAACGTTTTTGACGCTCAAAGTCTGCTATGTCTTTTTGTTTTTTAGCTTCCGCTTCCAACTCATCATAAAACTCATATAAAGTTTCATATGCTTGATGCGAATATACTAAAGCTTCCGTACAATTGTACGAAAACTTAAACATACTATCTAGATTGCTCTTGTATACGTCCTTGTAAGCTAATTTCTTTAATACTTCGTCCTCCTGTTGCTTGTTCAAGAATACTCCAGTATCTCCAAGGTATACTATCCTCTTGGGATAAGGCGGTTGACCAACGCTCATCACGCTTACTAGCATCAAGATTAGGAATGTTACTAATGTCTTTTGCATTTTGTTTGTTCTTTTTTGTTATATTCTGTATTACAGTTGTTTGTTTATTTTCATATGCTAACAGTAAATCATTATAATCTTGTGTTAAGATATTTACTGAGTCGCGCAATTCTTCTATCTTATCTGTTTGATCGATTGGTTTATTAACATAAAGTTGTTTGTAAAATCTTACTATTACTAAAAACATTATGAATATAATCAACCAATACCAATACTTGCGTACGTATCCAATAACATCAAATCCTCTCATGCTCGGTCCTTTTCTTTTTGTTTACATTGACACTCTTCTGCACACTGACAGCCTTCGCCATTAAATTCTTCGGGATTCAACGGTTCATCTTCTTCACGTGGTCGATGTCTAGGATCTTCATACTCTTCTTCATCATGGCCATATCTATTGTATCTAGGCTTTTTAAATATAGCTTCAACAACAGTTAAACCTAAACCGCCACCGGCTATTAACGCCAATCCATCAAACATAAATTCTGGCAATGTTTTACCCGTGTACACAGCAACGTAACAAAATATTAGAATATTAATCAATGTAAAAATACTAACAACACGTTTTGATGACACATCCGTGCCTTCGGATAGCATCCTATCAAACCATGTTTTTCTTTTTGCCATTAAAACTCTCTTAATAATGTATATGTAAACGCATTACGTTTAGAAGCTTTACATTTACTCATCAAGTCGTTAAAGTCAGCTGGATTATTAATAACCTGACAACCGGCAGACCAACGATCGATTAGTTTTGCTATATATGATGTCGACGCTCTATGTATATTAATTCCAAAGAAGCCTGATTGAGTTATGCCTTGTTCTTCGGCTATATCATCACGATCACGATCGCGATATACGGTTATTGGCTTGTTTTGTATTAGTGCTGTATACTCACCTCGGTGTAAACCTATTTTATATGCATCTACATATTGGCCTGGCTTTAAAACAGCACTGCCGTTTGGATTAGCCCAACGCTTTAACCAATGTGTCCCCGGGTGGGTAGTACATGAATACCACGTAATACGATTGCCGTCAATTACCGCCATTAAATCATCAAATTGATTTTTAGCATTTGCTTTAGATCGTATAGCTACGATATGAAATTTAGGCCAATCATAACCCATTACTTTAAATTGACCTTTAAGGTCATTGATACTGTATTTCATCATATGTTACTTTATATATCTTTTGCGTTACCTAATATGTTTAATAAACTAGTAATACCTCTAGCATCATTTGCTAATGCTCCGATTGATTCAGCTCCGCCGGAAACTGTATTTACTGTTTTTGCTGATGTTAAACCGATATCAGCTAATGAAGAAAGGCCAGTTATATGTTGTACACTATGCCATAAATGCCAACCGCCGTACGTTACCATTACTATAGCATAAAATATATCAGCTATATGCTCAATTTTACGATCGTCTGATAAGTACTTATACACCTTCTGTGATTTATCAGTTGGTATACGTTTAGCGACTGCTTTAACACCTTTCAAAATTCCTTTAAACGGCTTTACAAAAGCATGATGTATTTTTTCAGCAACTTCTTTTGAACGTTTACCCATTTCTGAAAAATCATCCATTGGTTCAAAATCCATATTGCCTTGTTTAATCATCGCAGCTACTTGTTTATTATAAGCATCGATTTCAGCACGTTCTTCTGCAGAATACTTAGTATACTTAGCTACTTTATTTAATAGCCATCCAATCATCTTTAAAATTACTGGACTAGCAAGAATTACGCCGATAATACCAGCGGTAACAGATTCATTTAAAGTGCCTTCAGATAGTTCATCGCTGACTTGTTTAGCGAAATCATCTGCATATTTGTTTAATTCACTAGGAATTTCATCTGTAGCATCATCTTTTGAAACATCTGATTTTGCTGGCTCTTTTTCAAATTCAATTTCGTTTAGTGTTGCTCTCTTTTTTAACTCTTCACGAATGACATTACGTATCATCTTACGAACTTCATCGATTTGCAAATCGACGTCTTGATCTAAATCCATAACGCCACGTTCAAGTTCATGTTCAAGATCTTTTTTCTTCTTAGTCATTTCCTTAAGCTTCT